GCTATCACTCCCGATGCAAACTCTCCGACACGGTTACGCATCAGCTCAACAAGATAAGACTCAGCGCTCGACATGCCTTGCTCAACTAGGTTTATTTTGAACTCAGTCATCATCGGTGCAGCTGCTGGATTGAACGCGCTAACGTCCCTAGCGTACAACCAACTGGCAATTGCTTCATAACCTCCTCCGGTCTTAAACCACTCCCACATTGATTGCGCTTCTGCGTAATCCATACGAGGCGCATGTGACCAAACGCAGAACCAACGTCTGTCTTGTGACTCTAATTGAATAGGCACAGGATCGTTTGAATAAGCCAACACAAACAAACGGTTCACCATATCGTAAGGGTGTAGTCCTTTACGGTTGATAGACAACGTTTCTGGAGGTGCAGCAATGATAGGTTTCAATTTGTTAGCCAACGCTCGTCTTTCTCGTGCATCGGTTTCTTTTAACTCGTTAAGGACTAAGATTTCACACTCTAATGCGTAACCAAACTGGCTGTTCATCGAATCGTTATCAATGTACCCTCGGTTCTTAAAGTGAGGGCCACACACTGCCCAGATGAAAGGCGCATACATCGTATCCTTACCAGCTCCTTGATCACCACCGTGCAGAATGGCGTGATTGATCTTTATCTTAGGGTTCTGGACTTTGTAAGCCATGACGTTAAAGATATGCTCCAGTTCAGCTTCATTAGGAACTAAGTTCTTGCAATGGTCAAGCCAACGGGTGACATTGCCCGCCTTACCCGACACATCAGGACGTGCATCACGCCAACGATTGCCGTACATGTCACCATCCAAAGCAGTCAGCATGGTTTCCCCAGCAGCGTAAGTGATTCCTACCAAAGCATGAGCACCCATCGCTTGTCTGTTCTCGTCAAAACAAACTGAGGCTTCTATCTTACGCCCCGTGTGAATGGACTTGCACTCAAGATGACGGAACAGCGCATTAAAAGTAGATCGGCTGACTTCACGTCTAGCAACCAAATCAAAATAAGATTCATCAGCTTGAATGTAAGCGAATCTACTGAACCAATCTTTTTTTTCCAATCGTCCTAACTCCTTACGTTCGACTTCAGCGATAGCACTAGCCGCGTCTTGGCTAAACATGTCAGTGGGTTCAAGTTTAGCTAATGTATCAACCATAACTGAGGCTAACAATTCTTCACGAATTCCATGCGAATGTTTCGGGCCACCTTCTGCCTGCACCCATTCAAGATACGTTTTACTGTCAAGATGTTGGCATGACTCGTGAAAACACATGAAAGCACGATTAACAGGATGATAACGTGCCATAGGATTGCCATCCGAATGAGCGCTAGCGTTAATGCAAGTCACACCCACCCAGCCTTCACCATTAGCACCTTCAATGACATCTCCACGCTCAACAAGCCATGTTAAAACATCATCTTTGCCATCATCAATTAAATCAATACGCTTTACTGTTGCGGTGTCTGCCTCAGCAGGTGTAACACCTAACGCTTCACATATCTGTGGTAAGGTGAACTCTAATTCAGGATTGAATTTGACCAATACGGACTTAAAATCATCTCGACCAGGCTTAAGATTGACACTATTAGGAAGGCGAAAATTACGAACGGCATTAATAGCGCCCCCATCAGTATAACCTGCATCAGCAATCGCTTTAATAGCTGCACTGAAATCCCCTTTTGTTGGTTGGTCGTCAAGACTGAAAGTATAACCGTATTGGTAATTACCTGGTGAAGTTTCCATAATCCATGTTGGAATCAGATCAGGCATTTTTGATTTAGTTCCGACATCATCCAACACAAGGAACGCAACCAATTCACAATTGCTTGCAGAAGCACTGGGTTTGCCATCTTTAAAACGCTTAATGATGAAAGATGCCGTGTTACAGTACCAAGCACCTTTATAATCATATTTAGTGGGAAGGTAAGCGGGCCAAGTACATTTTTGTGCGCCATCAGCGTGAAATAAATCAGCTTTAGGAACCTGCTTAACAAATAGACAGGTTTCCCCCTCTGGTGCTATACTAACAAGGTAATCTATAAAGTTCATATCATTTTCCGTATCTAGCCATAGTTGCAATCTCGACATCTAATGGTATTCCTTCAGCCCAAACTGGAGGAGTACACATCACCGATATCATTCTTTTTGTTGTTTCTTCAGCGTCATCTGCTTTACACTCCACAACGATCTCATCATGGATATGTGCGATAACGTTATCTAATTGGCGTAGCGAATAGCGTAGTAAATCATTAGCGGTTGCTTGAGCGCAGTTTTCTTGTGCAATACCTTGCCATAGTCTAGCGCGAGGCCATTCCTCAGCATCGGACGCAGGTTTGAACGCTGCTTTACAATAAGTAACTGCGCCATCATCTATCCGAGCGAATGGGTAACAGAGTATACGACCTGACGGTAAAATATACCAGAGGTGATTACCATCAAAAAGGTAAGTCACTCGACCGGCCGAGAACTCATGCCCTTTGTGACGCATTGCGCTCATGTAAGCACGTTCTAACTCTTGGCCGTATGGGATGCACCAGGGGTTTGCCACACGCCACCCGTTAATCATGCGTTTGATCTGATGCTCCGGCATTTCAAGACCGTAAATTCTAGCCATCGATGCAAATGCACCAGCTCCACCCGAGTACCCTAAGGCCAACTCCTGCACCTTACCGATAAAACGCTGATCTTTAGTGACTTCTTTAACATTAAATGTAGACTTAGCATTTTCAACATAAACATCGCCACCCGATCGAAAGATGTCAAGCTTTGCTTCCGATGCCACATGATTAGATAACCACGGATTACATCTTGCTTCAATACCTGCCCAATCAGCCACGACTAAAACATTACCTTTAGCAGGGATAATAGCAGGTCTAATCATGCCTTTTAAAACATTTGTGACGCGCGTACCAAATGGACTAAGATCATCACCTGCCATCATAGCGGAACGCACAGCAACAGGGTCTTTAGCGCAGATTCTAGCCATGTTCTGTAACTGGACTCCATATGAAGAATTGTGATGGATTAATCCTTGAGCAACATAGCTACCATCTCTTTCAACTGCGATGTCCCAAACTCCCTTTTTTCCCAAGCATATAATTTCTTTAATTTCTGAGAATGAAGTAGCTGATGCCCAATCTTTGTTACTATTGCTAGATTGTCTAAAGAATTGTTTGTTTTTATTCCATCTATATGATGAACCTCCCAATTTTCGGGCCATTCTTTTAGGTTTAAAGCATCCATCAATATTAACCGATGGTGTTGAACATATTGCTTTTCTTCGCCTTGCCATAGATAAAGGTAACCGTTGCGTAAAATAGTTTCTACTTGAGTTCTTACCCCAAACATAGGGTTCTTTGCGCCCATTTTCGATTTGGAGTAATTTGCTACCTTTAAAATTTTTAACGTTTCTGGAGGCACTGTTTCCCGAACTATTCTTCCAACTGTAGCGTGAGTTTGTTTTGTAAGAACGCCTACTTGCGCCATAGTTGGATATGGTGGGGATGTAAAAAGCCGTGTTACTTCGGCACGAATTTCTGGATTGTTTAATGCTGATAAGCTGATTGACATAAGTCCATCCTAAAGAAGTTAAAATCATATGGTTCTTTGTGCAATCTACCCAAGAATTACCTATTTGGACGCGATACATGTCCTCAAGACCTTTATAAATTACATGGGATATTTTACACAACCTACCCATATGAGTCAAAACATTCTCTCCTACATTCAAAGATGATATAGGAACTTCACCTTTATCAGTCATTACTAAAGTATCTGAAGCAACGCAAGCACGCCCAGTAGCAGAACCACCGTTAAAGACAAACGCACCACGAACACGTCCATCTTCAATATCTGCCAGCTCTGCCATGCGCTTAAACTTAGCCACCGATGATGCGCTAATGTCATCGATACACTGAACAACGTCCAACACTTCATTGGGTAAATCCATTTGCAGTAATGCCGTCCGAGTAGCTTTGTTCAAAGATAATTTGTCCTCAACCATCATCAGTTCAGGATCAACGCGGTCAGCTACCCACTGTTTAAGCTTTGGCGATCTAGCCGAGGCAATACCTGTAATATCTTTCACTAACGTCTGGATGTCCTCCAGTTCAGCCGTAGCGTAACCAATAGCTGCATGACATAACGGCACATCAACTAATAATCCTTTATCATTAATGCGTTCATTCACATGGTAATCCAGCAGTTCATCATCAGATAATTGACGAAGTGCCAGACTAACTTCACGCATAGCCCGAACGTCTTGCTCACAATAATGAATCAGCTCAGGAAGCAACGCAGTATTATACGGAGGAACGCAACATTGACGGATTAACTGCTTACCTCGATGATCTTTCTTCATCTTAGCCGACATCGCCCGTCCAATATCTTCAAGACTTCCAGGCAAGCAATTAGCCCTAGCTTGGGTAGCGGTGCAATAGAACTGCTCCAGCTTAAAGTTAATGCCTAACACATACCAAAAGATTAAGCGTTCGAATGCCGCGTTATGCGCCCTTATCTGACCTTTAAAGTTTCTGACACGATCAGGAAATGGCTGTTCGGGTGTCCAAGTCTGAACATCTTCATCATCGAAAGCATAAGACATACACAACACTTCAGTGCTTCTGTCTTGCGCGTAATTGTAAACCCCATGCTTCTTCAAGTCACAGGCGCTCTTTGTTTCGAAATCTATAAGTAGCATAGCTAAAAAAAGCCCCTTTCGGGGCTTCTCCTTACTTAGACTGAACGTCTACGTCTGCCTGTTTCTTCTGGCACGCCATCTTCATCCTTAGTTTCACCATCCAAACCTACCCATTCAACAACTTCAAACACAGGAGTGTAAATCTTACCGTACGCTTTGTGTTGGTAAAATTCTTTCTTCAGGTTGATAACTGGAACAGGTTTATCTTGATCGGCATCTACTTGCGCTGCAATAGCAACTGCAAGAGTCTGTACTGAACGTTTACCGCCAACTGAAGTGGTTGAGTAACGAACTTCCAAGCCTTTATCTTCACCGGATAAGCATTTTAAGCTCATGCCGACTTGAGTTTCCCAGCCACGTTTACCACCAGCAGGAGCAGCATCAAGTTCAGGTAATGGTGATGTAATACTTACCATCTTTTCACCTAAAACTTCACCTTCACCCCAGCAGATAAAACCGTGAACAAAAGAGAACGGATTAACCGCCCATGTAGAGTCCGATTCTACTTCAGATTCTCCTGCACCAAACACCCAATGACCTGTGCGATCCATTTTAAGTATCGCAGAACCATTGCTTCCACCCACTTCAGTTTCCAAAGAACGAAGCGCAGTAGAGAGTGAAGTAACAGAAGGAAGATTAGAACCAGAAAACGCTACTAAATTAGACATAATATTGTACCTTATTGAAGTTTAGTAAGAGCAGCAGACAACTGTTGCCCGATTAACAGCACAGCAGGACGAGGATCGTCTACATGTGCCATTGTGTTACCCGATGAAATAGAAACGGTTGATCCTTCTGGCAGAGGCTGTTTAAGCTTCTTGAGCTTCTTTTCAGCCTGAGCAGGAGAGATAAACGATGCTTCCATCACATCAGATTCTGTTAAGCCAGCATCAAGTAAAGCTTGTTTAGCTTCAACTTCATCTGACCATTTACGGGTTGACCTTTTGGCAACCAGTTTGTAATTTGGTAAATCACGGCCTGATTCTAGCATGTTAAATGCTAAAGCCCGCAAGTCTTTTATCCATTCTTCAAGAATTTCAGCGTTCTGAAGATACGCATCTATAGTTGGTGCGTCTATCGCATCTATTTTAACTTTTAATGCGCGTTCAACTGCGCCCGTCATTAATGGGCAAGTAGGTTTAGCTGCACACCATTTACAATGGCTACCTTCACGCAAGGGTGCGTCAAGTTTTTGAGATGCTTTAACGGCACTTAAAAGCTGCTGCTCAAACGCTTTAATGCGCTCAATTGATGTTACCCAACGTTTAATCATCGGAGGTTGGATAATGATTAGCTCGACTTCTTTTACGTCTTTAAACGCCCATTTAGCTTTCTCAGTACGCATTGCAGCAGCCGCGTAGAACATTAGCTGTTCGTTTTCTTTTGCTTCTACGATAACGCCATTGCCAAACTTCCAATCCAAGACAATAGCACGATCATGTATACGACCAAGCAGATCGCAGCTGCCAAATACATCAGGCATGAAATCACCGAAATTAACTTCAACTTCGACTTCATAGTCCATAAAATATCCTGAATCAACTTCATTCAATAACTCCAGTGCGGCATGAATTTTTTCATCAATTAAATCTTGTGTCAGTATAACATCTTCATATTGTGTGCCGACTACAGGCTTTGTACCAATATCTAAGTATTCAGCGATGGTATTATGGAGAAGTGTACCTTCATCAGCGTAAGAACTGGAAGGCTTTTCAGGTGCTTCATTGCACAGCTTGACTGAGCCTGGGCAGTTGATAACACGTTTGGCAGTAGAACCGCCAACAATCTTTGAATGTGCCATTAATATATTCTCGTTTCGTTTAAAGTGAATATATTATTCCACAAAAAAATATATTGTACAAATGTTTTTTACAATGATAAGCTATAACCTCACTAAACGAAACGAGAGTAAACAACATGAACAAAAATACAATGATCGCAATAGCAGCAGTAATTTCTTTTATTTCTGGAGGTTTAGCTATCAATAAACTTTCTAATAATGAATCAAGTGTTATACACAAAACCAGATCAGGATCATTCATCATTCAAAAGAATTTAAAAGGTGAGGAACAAATTTATCAGGTGTTGGAATTGCCTGGCAATATTCCCAGCTTTGTAACCCCAAGAGATTAAATGCTAGAACGTGACATTGAAAAATATTTTAAATGGGTGGTTGAAGTGAACGGAGGAAAGACGTATAAATTCACTTCACCTGCACATCGAGGTGTATCAGATAGAATTGCTTGCATGTCAGATGGCACAACTTGGTTTGTCGAACTTAAAACAAAAGGAGGTAGATTATCAGAACTACAAAAACTATTTGCACAAGAAATGATAAGACTGAACCAAAACTACGCATGTCTTTGGACAATAGAACAGATTGATAATTGGGCAATAGAATGTTTGGGATTACATATTTAATTAGATTGATTATATGTTTAGTAATTTTAACGGTCATGCTTCCGCTGGCCATCATTAATTTAGGGGTAATGAAATGGAAAGAGAAATAGATCAAGACATAGACTGGTTGTATGCACAAACTGTAAAAGGAGGACTTAAACGTCCAACTGAGAAGCAGGAAGATGAATTTGATTATCTAGTGAGCCGATATAGACGTTTGTTAGGCTTAACTGTATCTTCAGCCAGAACAAGAGCTTTCAAAGAAGTTATGATGTGATTAACGTTTCCACCAATAAATTTATGGAGTTATCCCATGCCCGACAAAAAGATGGTTGGAGGTACGCATTATTTATTACCGATCCAACCTGTTACTTACATCCATGCTAACAATCTACCGTTTATGGAAGGTAACATTATAAAATACATTACGCGCCATCGAAGCAAGAATGGCGCAGAAGATATAAAGAAAATCATACACTACTGTGAACTAATCTTGGAGCTTGAATACAATGAATCAACGAGATAAACAACGAAAAAGATGCCTTGAGTATTACCATAAGAACAAAAAAGCCATACACGAACGTGTTATGCTAAAACGCAAAATGGATCGTTTAAAAGCTAATGTTGTAATCCCTCCAGTACCTCAAAAAAGCATTACTAAGAAAGAAATAATGGCTTTAATCGGCATTAAAGCATTGATGCTTGATAAGATCGTGAAAGACCCTCGCTATTGTATGCCTAAGCATGTCGCGACTCATATTGACGGATCAATTCTATTCAACCGAGCCGAGATTATGGATTGGCTTCCATATATTAGAGAAGTTTGCGCATTCATGTATAAACGTCCGCCGATCAAATTAACTGGAATGGCAGCGCAGATCGTCCAATTCATGCACCGCAGTAAAGACATGGAGTTGTATTGCGATGAATTAAGACGTAAACAGTTAGATGGAAGAATTAATAATGGCTAGGGATGTTGACTACGCCCTCATATTGCAAGTGCTTTATAGCAGAGGCTACACCTTAGCTAGTATATCAAAAGTTACAGGCACAGCGGTAAGCTCGTTATCTAATGTTAAACAAGAAACTAAACCTGTACCAATTGGTTGGCATGATGGCTGGGAAGGCTTGGCATTACAAGATTATTACCGTAAAGCACTAGGTGAAGCACCACCCCATGTTGGGGATTACATTGATTTAGGAGAGTATTGTGAAGATGAAGTATCCATTGCCGAATGAAAACGCACGCTGTTTAGGCAGTAACTGCGACAAGAAACAAAATTGTGCCAGGTATTTAAGTATAGAAATTGATACAAAAGATCATTTTTGGCATGGAGATTTTAAAAAAGAATTAAAACAACATGACTGTGATTTTTTTATAGATTTTAGGGGGAATTACTATGAGCATTGAACTATTAATT